TCTTCACTGTCATCTTCACTGTCATCTTCACTGTCATCTTCACTGTCACTATTGTTTGGAATAGCTAACATACAAAAAGTTGTTTTACATTTATCACAATTAGGGTCATCGTTTGTTGTAATAAATCCACAATTTGTACATTTATATCTTTGATAATATACTTCATCTTCATCATCATCTTCATCTTCATCATCACTATTAACAATATCACTATTATCACTGCTACTATCAGAATCAGATTCATCAGAACTATCCGTATTATTGGATACAATATTGTTGTTTATGTATATAGTTTCAGTAGTGTTTTCAGGAGTAATTTCTTCAATATGAAGGTCAGGTAAAGAATAAACAGATAGATTATGTTTAGGAGAAGTAGAAATTTTTATTTTTTGTTTATTGCATCGTGATCCGTTGGAAAAAATTTGATAAGGTAAGTTTTCAACATCATATAATTTATTAATATTGTCTGAAAAGAAGGGATGAGAGTATAAAAATTCAAGGTCATCGGAAATATTAGTTTTAAATTTTTTTTGGATACCTATGAAAGAACCATAATAATCAATTCCGTGTAAAAAGTTGTGTTGATGTAATAATTTAGAACATAGTAAGCTAAAGAAATTATCAATATAGGAGATATTGTTTCTATCAAGCATTTTAGGATTAACAGAAAGGTTATGTTTGTCATCAATGGAAGGTAAAAAATGAATAGAATCGTCGTTTTTGTATTTACCTACAAGATATTTTGTAGGATTAATGAGTGGAGAACATTTAATAAAAACAGGTTTTTTAATGATATTTTTAGTAGATTCTTCAATAATAGAATCAAGAGTAGAAAAATGGTATTTATGATTAAATGATAAAGAATTATTATTATTTTCATCAATATGTGAAAAGAGTTGTAAGATGGGGTAATAAAATTGTATTTTATCAATAGAAAAGAGATTATAATTAGGATTGGAATTATATTTTTTTTCTAAAGATATGAAATCAGGTTGAATATTGGATACACATGATATATTAAATTTAGGATCAATATTTGTCATGCTATAAATTCTGTGAAATATATTTCATTATTACAAATTATATTAATGAAATAAACTAAATAAGTTATAGTTGATGTAATTAAATGTAAAGTTATAATATTAGATGTCAGCCTTAGAGTTAAGAAAATTCAATATGAGAGAAATTACTTTTAAAAAAGAAGAAAATAAAGGTCCTGTAATTGTGATGATAGGTCGTCGTGATACAGGTAAATCATTTTTAGTTCGCGATTTATTATTTTATCATCAAGATATTCCAATAGGAACAGTAATATCAGGAACAGAAGCGGGAAATGGTTTTTATTCAGCTCATGTCCCTAAATTATTTATTCATGAGGAATATAATACAGTTTTGATAGAAAATATTTTGAGGCGTCAAAAGGTGGTATTAAAACAAATGAATAAAGATATAGAGCAATATGGAAGAACAACAATAGACCCGAGAACATTTGTAATTCTAGATGATTGTTTATATGACCAAGGATGGACTCGTGATAAAATGATGAGATTGCTATTTATGAATGGTCGTCATTGGAAAGTAATGTTGATTATAACAATGCAGTATCCTTTAGGTATTCCTCCAAATTTAAGAACAAATATAGATTATGTATTTATTTTGAGAGAGCCTTATTTAACAAATCGTAAAAGAATCTGGGAGAATTATGCAAGTATGTTTCCAACATTAGAATCATTTTGCACAGTAATGGATCAAACAACAGAAAATTATGAATGTTTAGTAATAAACAATAATGCAAAATCAAATAAATTAAATGAACAAATATTTTGGTATAAAGCGGAGAAGCATCCAGATTTTAGATTAGGTTCTAAAGAGTATTGGGAATTATCTAAGAATATGGGATCAGATGATGAGAATGAAGCATATGATCCAAGTAAAAGTAAAAAGAAGAATGCACAACAAATAAATGTAAAGAAAACGAAATATTAATTAAGCATTATAATCAGAGATGGAGTCATTATCATCACTATCAAATACAACAGTTTGGTCGTCATTTTCATGAAAGAGAGGTTCTCCAGAGAAGGCTACTGGAGTTTCATGAATATTAATTAGAGGAGGAATAGAGCTAGTATCGTCTGTAGAATTGGACTCGTTATCATAGAAAGCATCAAAATAGTTATCACTAGCATCAATAATTTCACTATGTTCAGGTGAAGGCGTTCTATAAACAAATTCAGACGGGGCAACAGTATTATTAGATAGATCAAAACGAAAAAAAAAAGGACTAGTATCTTGGTTAATAGAAAGGTCTATAATGGGCGTTTGAATAATTGAAGTGCTATTATTTTGACGATTATTTAAAACATTTCTAAAAATATTAAAAAAGTCTTCTCTTTGGGTTTCGGTTTCAGTATGGTTATTATCATTGTTAGCACTAATAGAAACATAATGCGGAAATTGTATTTTTTCAATATGTGCATTATGTAATCCTATTCTAGAATATTCATTAAACTTAATATGTTTATCATCATATTTGACAGATCTCTTTTTCATTTTTCTGTAAATATAAGTTCTACCAAAAGTAGGATTAAAATTTTGAAATTGTTTAAGACGGTGAAAGAGTTCATCTTTAAACATATTTTTATCATTTGGAGTGCTAGAATTTTTATAAGATAAATAAATTTTTAAATAATTATTCATAATAGAACATAAAGTATCATCAGGGAAATCATCTTGAGGAATTTCAATTTTCTTTTTTTTATGAAATTTATTATAGAGTTTAAACATATTAATAATCTCTTCTCGTTTTTTTTTCGGAGTTAATGATTTAATTTTATTTTGTAAATTTTGTTTTTTAATTTGGTATTCATAATGTCTTTCAAAATAAGCCAAGTCAAAATTACTGAGAAAAAATAAATGAAACAGATTTGGTAAATTATAATAATGAAATTTAAAATAAAAATAAATGTTATATAAATTAGATTGACTGAAAGGAATATTATTATAAGGATTTTTTATAGAAGTAACATCAACAAAACCATAATCTAAATTTGATAAATTAGTATTAATAATTTCTTTTAAATCAAATAGAGTAAATAAATATTTTCGGTTATTTTGTATAATAGTGCAAACATCTTTATTAAAATCATTCAAATACATATCAGATTCATTGGCAGGTTTTAGTTTTTTAAATTTTACAATATTAACAAATTTAGATAATGATAAATAATGTTTTTGACATAACTCAAATGTTTGACAGAAGGAATGCTTATCTTTTTCTGTCATAAACATATTACTACGGTTTTCTTGATAAAATGCATATTTTTTTTGAAGCGCACCTGTAAAGTCGTCTTTATATTTAACTATATCAGATAAAAGTAAAATCAAATAATAATGATTAGATTGAAATTTAAACAGTTTAAATTTATTAAAATCATCGTATTGATAATTGATTAAATAATTATATATTTCAGGGTCAGTATTTAAATATTTTGCTAATAATGTGTAGAATACAATCATAAAAATATAAATAAATTATATTTATATCTTTTTAATTATACATTACTATCAGATTTATCATCTTTATCGGTAACTGTAATTTCAATATTTTCAGCAGCTTTTTGCTTTTCAAGGGTTTCTTTTACAAACAATTCATTACGAATCTTTGTAGATTCAATGGTGGTAGCTTCTCTAGAATCAAAATCAACATTTTCCTTAACACCAGTTAGGTTACCCTCCTCATCAATAGTTTGTGTAAGAGTATTACCAGTCTTCTTAGCCTTTTCAATATTTTCCATAATAGCTTGTTTCTTGCTTTCTCTAACTCTTTCTTCAAATTCTTTCTTTGCTTTCTCTTCGTTTTTAAGCTTCTCGTGGTGTAATGCATTGAGTTCTTCTTCAAGATGCTCAACACGACCTGTCTTATATGCATCGGGGTCCCAAGGAAGCCATACACCAACGGGTGCTACGAAAATATCATGAGAAGTATCACTTTCTCTCAATTTCTTACACTTTAATTCAGCCTCATCTTGACTAGGAAAGACTCCTCGTAATTTAAGACCTCTTACAGAAGTTTGAAAAGAATGGTCTCTACTAAATTGTTCGTTTAGTTTATCTTCTTGTTTATCCATGAAGTTCTTATAATCATCTTCAATACCGCTCTTCTTCAGTTTGGTAGATTCTTCTTTAACGAATTCATTAAAATCTTCAATAAGTTTTTCAACATCAATGCTGTGTTTATAAGCAATAAAATGAATGAATTCAAAATATCTTTCCATTGATTTAGAGAATTCCCATTGTTTAATAAATTGATTAAATAAATATACCTCTCTTTTCATTAAAATCTTTTCAGGTGAAACAAAAGACATGCAAGCAAATTTTTGTCCAGCAATGGGAGGATCTTCATCACACAGATCTACATATTTAGGATTTTTTTCTCCGTTGGGCAAAGTTTTTTTTTCAAAATCTGACATATTATTTTATTAGGTAGTATTGTTTATATGTTTTTTAGTAAATATTTTTTTTTGTTTTATTAATATATAATGAAAGCCAATTTTGATTTTCAAGAACTTTTAAAGCGTGCTATTAAATACTTGGTTGAGGGTTTAGCTGTAGGTATCTGCGCCATGTTGATCCCTAAGAAACAATTATCTGTTGAAGAAATCGTAATTATTGCTTTAACCGCCGCTGCTACATTTAGCATTCTTGATGTATTTATTCCTGCTATGGGAACTTCCACAAGACAAGGTGCTGGATTCACACTCGGAACATCACTTTTGGGTGGTTTAAAACTGGCAGCATAAACATCTAATTTATATATAATTAATTTATATATGAATTAAATATGTATTAAATATTCTACACAAATAAATTTTATATCTTGATTTAAGCAGTTAAACTCTTGTATTTTATCCATAATAGAAAATTGCAGTTCAAACTTTTTCATTATTTTTTGTTTAAATTTATTCATCATATTTGATATTCTTGGTTGATTTTTGAGTTCCCATAAACAAAGATTATAATGCATACGCATGTTTGGAATATCATAAAACCTATATACAGCTACTTTATCTTTTATTAGTTTCCATTGCAATTTTTTGATTAATTTATATTTTTTTACTTTTTCATTTACTAAATTGACTATTGCAGGATTATTTAATAATAACTTCATATGATATTATTAAAATAATTTTTATATTTTTTCACAAGTTATTTGTTTTTGTTCTAGAAAGTAAGGGACTAATTCATCATTTTTATAGTCGTTAATGTATTTTATTTTTTTGATTCCAGAAGCAATTAATAGACGGGTGCATATTAAACAAGGATAGTGAGTAATATAAGCGGTGCAGTCTTGACTGGTTACTCCTCTTTTTGCACAATCACAAATTGCGTTTTGTTCTGCGTGAATAGTAGCTTGTTCATGATTATCTCGCACTATACTTTTATGTTCGCAACCTGGTAAAAATCCATTATATCCTTGACTGATTATACGATTATCTTTTACTAATAAACAGCCTACTTTTAATCTTTCACACGCTGACCGTTTAGAAGTGACTTGCACTATTTCTTTAAAATAGCTATCCCAATCAGGTCGTTCCATAAAATTTTAGAAGATTATTTATAATATCTTTTTATTTATATATGTCGTCTAAAAGTAATTCTCAAACAAAATCTAAAACAAAATCTAAAA